GATGTCACAAATCTCGATACCTCATCTATACCGACCGCGTACTTATCAAAAGCCGGTCTGGTTAGCGATGGAGCTCGGAGTAAAAAGGCTGGTCCTAGTCTGGCACCGAAGATGCGGAAAGGACACGACATCGTTAAACGTAATGATCGACCAGATGCTTCAAAGGCCGGGAAGTTATTATCATCTGTTTCCGACAGCCCGACAGGGGAGGAAGGCGATATTTGAAGGTATTGGAAAAGACGGTCACGCATTCATGTCACATTTTCCAAAAGAAATCATTCACCGAAAGAATGATCAGGAAATGCTGATCGAGGTCAAGGGAGCGAAAGGGAATTCGATATACCAGGTGGTCGGCACGGATAAGGGTATGGATTACCTCCGTGGTACTAACCCGGTCGGCGTGATCTTCTCGGAATATTCCCGAATGTCTCCGGCTGTATGGGACACGATCCGTCCGATCCTCCGGGAAAATAACGGATGGGCAATCTTTGCCTATACCCCCTGGGGAGAAAACCATGGATACGATATGTACAACATGGCCAAAGATAATGAGGAATGGTTTGCCAGTTTGTTGACCGTTGAAAATACGGTTGACCATGAGGGCAAACCGCTGATCAGTCAAACGGATGTCCAGGAGGAACGTGACTCTGGCATGTCAAAAGAAATGGTGGCCCAAGAATTTTATTGTTCCTGGCAGTCCGCTCTCCCTGGAGCTTATTTTGCAAGTGAAATGGAAACCGCCTTGGAACAAGGGCGGATCACCAAGGTGCACTATGAGCCGGAGCTCCCGGTCGATACTTATTGGGATCTTGGTGTGGCCGATGAAAATTCAATCTGGTTCGCGCAACATGTCGGGAATGAAACCCGCCTGATCGACTATTACGAAAACTCCGGTGAAGGTCTGGTGCATTACATCCAGGCTCTCCGGAGCAAACCATATGTCTACGGAAAACACCATGCGCCGCATGACATCCAGGTGCGCGAGTTTTCCACCGGGCGATCCCGAAGAGATACCGCTATGAACCTGGGAATTGATTTCATGGTCGGCAAGAAGGTTGAGAAGATGGAATCCATCGATTCGCTCCGGCGATACCTTGGGCGTTGCTGGTTCGATGCCGAGAAATGCAAGCTGGGGATCGCGGCCCTACGAAATTACCATAAGGCATTCAACGATAAGACCCGGACATTTTCATCTCCGGTACATGATTGGTCCTCACACGGGGTCGATGCGCTGATCGAATGCTCAAATGCGTTCTACCTGGATGGGTTTGAAGAGTCGAACACTAAGCAAACTCAATCGATGAATGACTACGACATTTTTAATTCTGGCAGGGGTGACATTTTTAATTATTAGATTGCCAGAATTATACATATTTCATTAAATTGCTACTGATAATCATAGGAGTTTTACACATGGGTTCATTGTTTAGTCCGCCAAAAATGCCAAGTCCTGCGCCATTACCACCGGCTCCATTACCCCCGGTTTTGCCCCCTCCGCCAAAAATGCCGGATCCTCCAAAAGCTCCGCCAGAAATTGATAAAACAGCGGAAGAAACTGCGGCGCGACAGGATCTTTTATCCAGGAAACGCAGTGGCCGAAGATCGACAATTATGACGGGTCCATTAGGTGACACAACTGGTGCCGATTCTTACAAGAAAAAACTACTAGGGGATTAACATGGGGGCAACATCAATGTTAAGGCCGATTGAAGCGGAATATCTGAGGCGTAATCCTGGGGTTACCGTTACAAGCCGGACCGGACAAAACATTCCCTCGGGTCATGCATTTGATAAAGTCGGCAGGGTATTTGGGGAGAAATTATTAGATCGTGGAATTTTAGATAAGGGTTCGACTCAAACTGCTAAAGCAAGCGAAACGAAAAACCCAAAACCAACAATGGGCAAAAGAAAACAAACAGGTCGAACCGTTCTTGCAGGACCGTTAAGTTCCCAATCGCAAGGTGGTGCGGGTTCAACTTATAGAAAAAAACTACTAGGTGACTGATGCCAGATATTATTTCGCTACTTAAACGTCACGAAAAACTGAAACAGCGGCGTGTTCAATGGGAGCCGTTCTTTCGGGATGTTCGAGATTATATTCGCCCGAGAAAAGGCAAAGTGGATTCGTCTACCTTGCAATATGGCCAGCCTAACACCAACAAAAGATTTGACTCTACGGCCACAGAAGCGAATAGACTTCTCGCTTTATCCATGCAGAACTCTCTTTGCCCGAGCTCAGTAGTCTGGTACAAGCTGAAAATTCCTGATGCCCATCCGATGGCGGAATTTAACGATGATCCGGAAGTTAAGGCGTGGTTCGATGCGGCTGTTGAGAAGATGTTTTTTACCATGCATCAATCCAATTTTTATTCTGTGATCGGTGAGGCGTTCCTTGATTACACATCGTTCGGAACGATTTGCGTCATGGTTGATGAAGACGATCTTACACATCCTAATTTTAATGGGATCATATACAAGTCAATGCCAATCGGTGAATTTGTTTTTGCCGAGGACCGCCGGGGTGTAGTCGATACTCTTTTTTGGGAATACAAACTGACCGCCAGGCAAGCCGCCCAGCAATTCGGTTTGAAGAACTTACCCGAAGTTATTCGGGAAGCCGCCCAGGACAAGCCTGACGAAGAATATGATTTTGTCCGCGCCGTCCTTCCGGCTGAAGAATATTATTCCAAAAAACGCCGAGGCAAAGAATCGAAAGCCTGGACAGCGATAGATATTTATTTGCATGGGAAAGAAAAAGTTGCCGAGTCCGGATACAACGAATTTCCGTACGCGATCGGCAGGTTCGCTAAAGAATCTGGGGAATTGTGGGGACGTTCTCCGGCGGACGTGGCTATGGCGGATATTAAAGTTTTAAACAAGATCCGCGAGTTGGAACTCCGAGCTCTTGCGAAAGCGGTCGATCCTCCAATGATTGCCCCGCACCAGGGAATTGTCGGAGCATTTAAACTTATTCCGGGAGCAATCAATTATTCACGCGAACCCGAACGGATTAAATTTTTACCCTTTGAAGGCCGCTTTGATCTCACCAATTTAAAAGGTGATGAACTCAAACGTGGTATCCGGTCAATGTTTATGGCAGATCAACTTGTGATGCCGGAGAAACCAAACATGACCGCCCAAGAAGTAATAGAACTTAGAGATCAATTTCAAAGAATGTTAGGGCCCACGGTTTCACGGTTTGAATCCGAAGTCCTAATGCCGATCGTTTTACGCACGTTCGGCATCGGCTATCGCACTGGGCTTTTTCCTCCTCCTCCGGAACAATTGTTTGGTTTAGATGAGATCGATGTTGAATTTGTGGGCTCCCTGGCCAAAGCTCAAAAACTACAAGATGTCACTGCAATTACACAATGGTTTGGGATGCTTGGCCAGGCGGCTCAGTTTAATCCGGAAGTATTAGACATGGTCGATTTTGAAGAAGCGTTAAGAATTCTTGGTGATCGATTATCGGTTCCTGGTTCTGCATTGAAATCAAACGAAGATTTGGCACAGCTAAGAATGATGAAGGCCCAACAAATGGAACAACAAAAACAGACTGACGAATTGATGACAGCCGCCGAGGGTGTGGGCATGGCTGGGCCTGGACTCAAATCATTAATGGAGGCAAATGAAACAGCCGAACGAGTTGGAACTCCAACTGAATGATAAGGCACGCAAAAAAGTAGCAATCAATTATTTGCACTGCTTTGATACCCAGGCGGGGCAAGAAGTTTTAAAGGACTTGAAAGAAATGTACCAGGACAAATCCAGCGTGGTAGCAAGCGATCCTCATGGAACTTACTTCCAGGAGGGATGCCGGTTTGTTTACCTTCTCATTACCGAAACGGTAAGGCTGGGGCAAGAACTTAAATCTAAAGGAGAATAATTAATGATTAGTGAAACGCAAGAGCCGGTCGAATCCGACACCTCAAGCGAAGCGGAAGATGCTCCGGTTGAGGCTAGTTGGCGGGATGAAGTACCGGAAGATTACCGCGAAGAGAAAACATTAAGCAAATATCAAAGTGTCGGTGATCTAGCTAAAGGTCATGTTCATCTTTCCAGGATGATGGGTAATTCTGTGAAGATTCCAGGGGAGGATTCCACTGACGAAGAGCGCAACGATTTTTATACAAAGATGGGAAGGCCAGAAGCGGCGGACAAATATGAATATGAACGCCCGGACATGCCGGAAGGAATGTCCTACGATGAAAATTCCGAATCTGCATTTAAACAATTGGCGCACGATCAGGGGCTATCGCAAAAACAGTTAGGATCCGTTCTGGATTTTTATAATAAGTTCGCCCTGGATTCCCAGATCGATCAGAAATTAATAATGGATGAGGCATACTTTAAAGGCGAAGCATCTCTGCAAAAAGAATGGGGCATGAAGGGTTACGACCGCAATGTTGCAATCGCCCAGCGTGCGATGAAAGAGTTCGGCGGTCCGGATCTTGAAAAACTTTTAACTTCCGACCCCCGTGGTTCCGACCCGGCACTCATCAAAGCGTTTTATAAGATGGGACTAAAGAGCCAGGAAGCGCGGCCATTAGACTCGGAGCACGATTCCAGTTTTCTGGATATCACATCGGCACAAAAAGAAATTGAAAACTTCAATAAGCCAGCGCATAAAATGTACAAGGCTTACTGGAACAAGGACGATCCGAAACACGCCGAAGCTGTTGCTTATCGTGATCGATTGTTTGACATGGCATATCCGGAGGAATAAGTATGGGCGGTCCGTTTAAATTTGGAAAAATTGCTAAAACTGTAAGAGAGTTTAATACGCAGGGACCTTTGGAAAGAAGTACAAATTATGCGGCTCCTCCGGCCCCCGCTCCGGTTTATCAGCCTCCAAAACAAACTCAACCGACTGACAAAGTTTTAACGAAAAAAAAGCGGTTAACCGGGGCAAGGCCATCCGGGACCATATTAGTTGATGAAAATAATTACTGATGGAACAAAACATTTATTGCGGCGATTGTGAAAAGTTTGGCAAAAAACGAATTGTTATATCCAGAGTAAAAAATCCTTTTCGCCTCGGAAGATTGCGAGGCCGGAAATACGATTATTGTCTGTACTATGATTTACCAGCGAAGGAAACTGATTTTTATGGATTGTGCGAGGTAGCAAAGCGTGTTCCCGTAATTATCGAATTCCCGACCTTAGTAACGGCGGCCCCGGAAACGGTCCCTCCAAAGTTACATAGCAACACCCCGGATACCCCGTAAAAGGGCCCACCTAAATTTATAGTATCCGAGAGCCCGGTGGTCGGTTACCTCTCTAAATTTTATTAACTCCTCAAATAAAGAGGTATGAAATGAGCACTGAAGTCAACAAGGCTTTCGTAAACAAGTACCGCTCAAATTTCATACACCTAGCGCAACAAAAAGGTTCTCGCTTGCGAAACTTTGTGAGAGTGAACGAGGGAGTTGTCGGTAAGGCTGATCATTTTGACCGTTTGGGTAGTACAAACGCGGTAAAAATGACGAGTCGGCATTCCGATACTCCTTTGATTTCCACTCCACATTCTCGCAGAAAAGTTGTAATGGAAGATTACAATTGGGCGGACCTTGTAGACAAAGCTGATCAGATTAAAATGTTATCTGATCCTGGCAGCGAATACATGATGGCTGGTGTATGGGCAATGGGTAGAACAATGGATGATCTAATCTTAGCGGCAATGACGGGAAATGCCCAATCGGTTTCCTCGGCGGATGCGGCATCAAATGTTGCCCTTCCTTCAGCTTCTAAGGTGGCTCATGGTTCAGCCGGAATGACTCTGGCAAAACTACGCACTGCACGGAAAATCTTAAGGGAAGCAGACATCGATCCTGATGAAGATTTATATCTCGCCATTAGCGGAGATAAGATTGAGGATTTGTTTGCTGAATCTGGAACTCCGGTAATTTCGATTGACTACAACGATCAGAAACCTCTGGTCGATGGCACGATTTCAAAATTTATGGGTTTCAATATTATTCACACTGAGCGACTCGGCAACGATTCGGACGGTAACCAGCAAGTGATGGCTTGGGCTAAATCTGGAATGGGACTTTCTATCGGGCAAAACATCGAGACTAAAATCTCGGAACGTCCTGACAAGAATTATTCCGTACAGTGCTACGCACAGATGTCACTAGGTTGTGTGCGTGTCCAGGATAATCACGTTGTCGAAATTGCTTGCACTTAAGGAGGTGTACTAATGGCTACTTTTTACAGTACTGAGTACACCATCCACCGTTCTGGTCCGGACAAAAATGCTCCGCATACCAATAACGGCGTTGTGTATGAATACGCACAATTTACCGGACAAGCTTTATCAACGTCCGATTCGGTTGAACTGATGGTGATTCCGGCGGGTGTTCGCATTTTGCCGCAATCTAAAATCATTATTTCCGATCTCGAAGCATCTGCAACCGTTAACGTTGGTTATGCCGCCCATACCAGTCAGTCTGATGGTTCAGCCGTAGCCCTCGATGCGGACGCATTTTGTTCTGCAATCGCGGCGGCATCAGCGCGTACCGTCACCGACTTTGATGAATCTGGCACTCATGATGCTGGTTATGTCACAACGGGTGAAATAGTCCTGACGTTAGCGTTAGGGGCTGGTACATCTGTTTCTGCTGACACCTTTGACGTACATATTCAGTACTGCAAAGGTTAATTGATTCTGTTTGTGGCCGAGCCTTCCGGGGGCTCGGTTGCATTCCGAATTCACTAAGGAATTCTCATGCCATCAAAAGTTGATATTTGTAACGAGGCTTTAAATTTACTCGGCGCAAACACGATCGCCTCATTAACAGAGACAAGTACGACAGCGGTTTTGTGCAATCGCATCTATGATACCGAGCTTGATTATTTGCTCCGGCAATATCCGTGGAACTCTGCACTCCAGGAAGCAAACCTGGCGGCTGTTACTGGTACTCCGATAGTCGGCTGGCTATATAAATTCTTGATGCCCACGGATCCGCATTGTTTGCGAGTGATCAATGTTTACGACACATCGGATAACGACACTAATTTTGAATGTAGGGGAAGACATATTTACGCCGATGTTTCCTCAATCGATATTGTGTATGTCGGGCGCATCACGGATCCCAATGAGTTTGATTCTATGCTGATGAAAACACTTGTTGATCTACTGGCATACCGCATGGCTTTCCCGATTACAAGAAGCAGGGAAACCACGGATGCAATGTTTCAAATATTCCGGAATTCAATGTCTGATGCAATGAGTGTGGACAGCCAAGAACGCACGCCGGAACAATTTAAAAGCGAAGATTTTCTTGACGCGAGGTTACGCTAGTAATGCCTAAAGTTTTCCCAGTACAAACAAATTTTACAGCCGGGGAGTTTTCCCCCAGGTTGTTGGGCCGTGTCGATGTTGCCAAATACGGCAACGCCCTTAAGACCATGGAGAATGCTTTTGTACTTCCGCATGGTGGTGTGAAACGTAGAGGCGGGATGCATTTTATTGCACACACTAAGGTCACGGCATCGGGCTCCGAGTTAATGCCAAACGGAACGTTTGCATCCAACATTACCGGATGGACCAACAAAAGTGTCGGCTCCGGAGGCTCGATCGCGCACGCCACAAATAAAATGAATATCGTTTCGGTTGATACATCCAATTATGGATGGGCGGAAGAGCAAGTCACCACGGTTAAAGGCCAGCGATATATTTTAGGCTTTGTGATTGCAACCGGAGCGGTCAGTGTTCAAATTGGAAACAGTACTGGCGGGGTTCAAGTGTTTGCCTCAACCGAGTTTGCGATCGGCACACATAGCACTTTAGAATTCACCGCGCAATCCACCGACACTTATATCGGATTTAAACACACAACCGGGGCAACACATACGATAGATGAAGTAACACTTAAGACGGGTGACTACGATAAAAAGACCCGCGTATTTCAATTTGAGTTTTCTACTACCCAGGCATATATCCTTGAGTTCGGTAACCTGTACATGCGGGTCTATAAAGATAACGGCCAAATCAGGGGTGGCGGAACACCGGTAGAGGTGACAACACCCTACACCGAAGCGCAATTATTCGACCTTAAATTTTGTCAATCAGCGGACACACTTTATATCGCGTCACGTTCTCATAGTCCTCGCAAAATTACTAGAAGCTCACACACTGCCTGGTCGATTGCGGCTATTTCATTCGGTGGACCTCCG